AACGCCGAATTTTAACGACATCGATACAGAAATGACAAACAATGAGTCTAAGAACACTGTGTGCCTCCCAACGAGCGAGGTGAGGATTGTAAACCCTTTCAATGGGTATCAACCTCCGATTTTGACAAACAAGGTTATAGAAATTTCCTCGGTTCAAACCGAGTCGGAAGCTAACATTTTTGAAAACCCGAAATCCGAATATTCTGAAACCAGCCCGCTGAGCGCTGATCTTTCAGAGCCTTATACTCTGACCAACAAGTTTTCTAATGTACACGTTTCCCCACCACGAAACAGGACCACAACACCACTCGGCATGTATGTGCTGGAACACGAACTTTCATCCAAAGTTGGTCAGGAATGGGCGCTTTTACGCGTTCAAGAAGACCACAATTTACTCGAAAAATCAAATGTTTTCCTCAAATACGGGTTTCCTCGCACCAAAGAGGAAGCTCAACGTATTACTTCACTCGAAATTATTCAAAAGATTTGGTTTGTCCACAAGGACGACCCATCAATCACGTTTCAATCAATTTACTCTGTTATCTCATCTTACAAAAAATTTTATGGACTTACAAAAAAAGAAGAAAAATTTGTTGTTGAACAGCTTTATGTAGCGGTTCTTCGCAAAGAAGAAAATACAAAAAAAGAAATAATACAAAACACCAAAAACTGTGCTATCCCTTTCATTTCAAATCAATTTCTTGAACTCGCTTCAAGATTCCACGTTCAATGTGACGTGATAAAGGCAATTTTAAGAGGCATGGGAACGACAATCCCCATCTCTCTTCAAGTCATCAATGCTGCACAAATTGCACTTAACCGGCTCCCTATATACGACAATTCATTCGTCTGTTCGTATATCAGCGCAAGCCAGTTCTGTGCTTTACAAGAGCTTGATGGCGAGGTGTCCTTTTTGGCCTCCAAATTACACAAGAGATTGTGTGACGACTTTAAAGCTCAAGGTCATCTTGCTCGTGCTATCATTTCTGATACAATTGCCTTACTTCAATCAAGGCAAGCATTGAAGAATTACTTGCTCGGGATTGACTATGAAGATGTCGAATTACAAACTGGTTACACCATTTCTGACTTCTTCGTTCAATCGTCATATCGAATTCGTGATGACTATTGTTCTGACAATGAATCTGATTTTGATGAACCTCAAGTTCAGATGTTCAATGCTGGAAGGAGTGTTTTTAATGCTATAAGCAAATCTGGTGAGACCGTAAGTTCCATCAATGATTTTGCTAAGTCAGCTGAAACTCTCGTACCGAAAGCCCATGAACTTTTGAGCGCAATGGAGGGCTCTACTGTGAAACTTAAGAGTCTTGCAGAAAGAGCTACAAGTTCGTTCGACGGCATTGATCAAGCTACTTCTGCTGCTACCAGTTCTTTGGGTAGCATGGAGACTCTTACTACAAGCTTGAGTTCCTTACCCGAGAATCTCAAAGTTTTTGTCATGCACGTTTGGGAAGAGTATGGAGATATTGTTATCCCTATTCTTGTCATCATTTTGTGTGACAGATTTCTCAAAAGCAAGCATCCAAGACTGTCTTTGATTATCCAAACCATTGCTTCCCTTTGGGGTGCTTTTAAAGGTTGTGGGTTGATGCAAGAAGTTGTCCAAAATTGTCTCTCGACGAAGAAAAATCAGATGCACGTACAATCAGATTCTGTTTTTACTTCTCTTGCGGTTTTGGGCTACACCATTGCTGGTGTGAACTACAAGAATTCTGAGAGAATGATTCCTGATTTTGTCAAGATGCTCCAAGCGATTCCTCGCGGGTCAGATGGACTTGATAAAATTGTTGAAGCCGTGCGAACTGTCCTTGGGTTCCTTCTTCAGTTTGTCAACAAAAACGTTGCTGATGCCGTGTATCATGCCTGTTGCTATGGCGTTGATACTGACTTTACTACGTACGTTGAGCAGGTCAATAACCTTTGCATTGAAAATAATGTTGGGTTAAAAATCACTCAGGTTAATAGAATGCGTATCCATGACCTTATAGTGAGAGGAGAATCCATTCTGGCAACCATGTCCAAAAAGAAGAAGAACATCGAGGGCTCATACATTTCGAGGCTACTTACGGATCTTAAAAAGATTCAAACGGCTTTGACTGACAGATCTGGGGGAAAACCAGCTGTTAGAGTTGAGCCTGTTGGTTTTATACTCAAAGGAGTAGCTGGCGTTGGAAAGAGCGCGGCTATAACTCTTATACAAAATGCGGTCCTCAAATCCGTGTTGACCAAAGAGGAATATGCAGACTACATTGAAAATCCCAAGAACGCTGTTTATATCAGGGTCATGGAACAATATTGGGAGGGTTATAGAAACTCCACAAAGATTGTTCTCTTTGACGATTTTATGCAAAAAAGGGATATGGTCGGAAGCGATTCACATGCTCTCGATATCATTCAATTGATCAATGTTGCTCCTTGCAGCCTTGTCATGGCCTTTGGCGACAAAGGAAACACGTTTGCCGAGCCGCAATTTGTGTTTGCAACCACCAATGCTACAAAGTATGACTCTCAAGCCATACAAAGCCAAGCTGCTCTGGCCCGTCGCTTTCACATACAATACAGACTTTCTGTCAAAAAAGGATTTTGTGACCAAAATGGTCAATTCATTTCTGATGGAAGTGTTCCTCTTGATCCGTCTCATTGGATCTTTCACCAACAAGTTTTGGACAAATCAAAAACTAATGGTGAGATCATTGAAACTGGTGTTGAGCACACTCTTGAGCAAGTGATCTCGGCCATTCTTTCTCGTGCTGTTTTACATGAAGAGAAGAGGGCTGAAATGGCGAAGCAAGCAGTCAAGTTGTCTAATGCTTACAACATTAAGAACATTGACATTTTTGCTCTCCCTGCTTCTCGATTCAGTCTCCCAGAAAGTGTTACTGAAAATCAAAAGGAAAGGCTAAAATACTTTTCCAAAGGTCTCAAAAACACCACTGGCGTTGAGTACTCATTGGAATCAACGTATGAGTTCATGAGAGACATCAATATGCTTCGCCTCCTTGAAACTCACGATGATCATTTCTTGATGATTCAAGGATTCGGCGATGCCTTTTTCGAAGAGCACATGGTTCCTTCTCTCAGTAAGTTTCCACTTGTTGAGACACAAGCCATCGAACAACTCGAGCAGGAAGTTCGTGTCATGGAGAATACCTTCTATGGAAAATGTAGAAGGTTTCTCACTTTGCTTGAAAAACAGGCTCCGAACATCCTACTTGTTTGTTCAGTACTTGGCCTTTCTTATCTTGCTTACACTTCATTTTATGGAGAAACCGAGCAAGTGGTTGAATCATCCGTTGATGGGAGAAATGCATCCCACCAAAAACGTGAATATTCAAGAGCGCCACGTCTTTCTGATCTCAGGCCTCAAGCTGCAACTCAAATGAACCACAATGAAGTTGAAGTTGGAGTCTCACAAGTGAGGAGTCATTACTACACTGTTACGACCTCCAATGGAGCAACAAAAGCAGGCTATGCTATTGCACTTGGAGGAAAGTACTTCATGATGCCAAATCACTTCATACATGAAATTTCCAGGGTCAATTTTGATGCTGGGAAAAGCAAAGGTGAAGTTCTCGATTTGGAGGTTGTTTTCACCAAAGTTGTTCCTGATACTGCTGATGAACCTGAAAATGTCTTAACAACCACAATTGGAAGACTTGCTTACGGGGGATGTGATGCTCTATATGATCAAGATTGTTTGATTTTTACTCTTGATTGTAGAGACAAAAAGAATCTTCTACAACATTTTCTTTCTGACGATGAAAAAGGGTCAATCGCTTTTAACGTGATGTATAAAGTTTCTGGTGCTCTCATTGGTGAAACTACAGAAATGTACTTTCAAAATGCCACCCCAGTACTCAAGCATCACGTTGCTTCAAGCCACGGAAAACTCACTTTTGATCAGTGTTTGAAATATTATTTGAACACCACAAAAGGAGACTGCGGTTTGCTTGCAATTGGAACTGAAAGATATGCTGGGAAGATCATGACCATGCACTCTGCGGGCAACAATATATATGGTCTTGGCTGCCTCCTATCTCGTCAGATGCTCGAAAGAATCATTGCAAAGATGAAAGGAAACTCAATTCCAAATGAGATCAAAGAGAGCTTGACTGTTATAAAACCAAGCCATACTGTCAATAGAAGATCTAACATTGTTGCTCTTCAATCTGGCATGATGCCTTGTGACATTCTTACTGCTCCTTCTGATCTTTCTGAGGAAGCTTACCTCATTGCAAAGTCCAAATACAAGCCAGTCATTGTTACTGCTGACATGAAGCTTTTGGAGTCATGCGCTTGGAGCCTTTTGGATGATCTCATTTCTCAATCAGCTCCGTTCAGACCAAGAGTTTTTGATTTTGAGGAAGCTATTTTTGGCATCCCGGAATCCCATTTTGAAAGTTTGAGTTCAACCAGTTCAGCTGGTTTTCCGTTTAACCTTTTAGGTTCTATGGGAAAAACTCGTTACTTCAAAGATGGTCAATTCACCGAAAACGCAAAAGAGCTTTTGGAAATTGTTCAGGAAACAATAAACATGGCTGCTGATGGTCTTCTTGTTCCTGTTGTCGTTCAAGATCATATCAAGGATGAGAGGAAATCCATTCAAAAAGTGAAAGACAAAAATTCAAGATTGATCAGTGCCTCGCCCTTACATTGCACTGTCGCTTTCAGAATGTACTTTGGTGCATTCATGGAGTTCTTGAACAGTAACAAAATCCGCAATGGGTGTGCAATGGGTGTGAACCCTTACAGTTCCGATGTGAATGCTCTCGTTTTGAGCCTGCTTGAAAAGGCCGGTTCTCCAGAGGCTCACAGATTCGGGGCAGGAGACTACACCGGATTTGATCGTTCTGAAGCTTCAGAGATTCATGAACTTCTTTACCAACTCATTGAGCGTTGGTATGGAGATTGTGATCCTGCTGACAGAGAGATCCGAAAAACGCTTTGGAAAACTGTGTCAAATTCCATACACATGTGGAAAGACCACGTTCAAGAATGGAATACAAGTCTTCCCAGTGGTCATCCTCTCACGACTGTCATCAATTGTCTTTACAACCAACTTGCTTTCAGATACTGTTGGTTGAGAACTCACGACAATGATTTGTCAATGTTGCCCTTCTTTCAAAAGAATGTCTACCTCATTGTTCTTGGGGATGATAATCTTTACGCTGTCACTGAACGACTCGAAAATGTCTTTACTGAATCGAAAGTTTCCGAGTTCATGAAAGAGCTCGGTCTGACATACACAAATGACAAAAAGACAGACCATTCAGATTCCCTCAGAACATTATGGGAAGTTACCTTTCTGAAAAGGTCTTTCAGACCACACGATCATTTTGAGAATGTTTGGCACATGCCTCTCGACATCCAAGTTGTTTTTGAAATGACTTGTTGGACGAAGAAAAAGGACAGGATGAATATTGCATGTGCCAATGCAAGTTGTGCTCTCAGAGAACTCACTCTTCATGGAAAACAAGTTTACTTGGAAGGACTCCAAAAACTCCTTCGTTTCCATGTGGATCTTGACTCTGGATGGACGCCAGAAACTACTGACTATGATACTCTCAGAGATATCGTGGCCAAGAGTGATGGTGTACTCTAAGTGAAGCACGGGCCCACGAGTTTAGTCGCCTCGTGTCGCCCTAAGAACCCATGTCTTGGAAAACATGGTTAGACAAATCCCATTAGAATTTGACGGACTCTAATGTATTATACTTATTGGCACTGCAATAAGCTACGTCTCAAGTGCAAGCCTTATGGACTTGCTTGCTCACTTTACAGGAAAAATTGTTGGTTCTCAATGTATTGTGTTCGCGCATAAGGTTCCTTGCCTATTCAGGCTTACTGCTCAGGATGGGAGGATGGCAGCCCCATCATTATCCAGAGCACCCAACTACGTGATTTAGATTGAGCTATCTTCTTCATTAAATACACAGCTTACTGAAAATACAATTTCGGACGGTACGCACAACGTATCGGAGGCGTCTGGCTCTAACCAGACAGCTACGACTATGTCGCAGCAACAAGGCACTACAAATTTTGTCAATGATACTAGTGTCCTTTCATCGACAAGAAACATGCTTGCTTCAATGCTTACACCTCTGTATAAGTCTGTTGCTCAGGATGGTTCTCAAGATATTATTGACTTTCTCAAGAAGCCAGTTAGAGCAAGAACAGGTTCTTTTTTGACTTCTGACTCAGGCATTTTTCAAACATTGTTTCTCCCATCAGACCTTATTTCTACCAGTACCAACCCTGCTATATATAATAAGATTTTGGGAGTTCAATTGATGAGAGCAGATATCGTTTTAACTCTCACTGTCAATGCCGTACGATTCCAACAAGGGAGATACATTCTCGCGTTTTGTCCTTCTGGAGGTGCGCCTATTAACACGGCGCCCTTTAACGCGTTTTTCAGAGCGCATGCATGCAATTTGATGCATATCACTCAACTTCCTCATGTTGAAATCGATCTTGCAACACAAACAACGGTCCAACTACGCATACCTTACAGTTCTGCGAAAACTCACTATCAATTATCCACTACTACTTCTTATGCGAGTGCAGGAGAATCTTTTCTTTATGCTTACTCTGCTTTGGTCGCTGGCAGTGGACCCACTTCTGTTCCTTACACGTTGTGGGCTAACTTTGACAATGTTGAGCTTACTGGCGCGACTGTTGTTCAGTCAGGTTACTCTGTTACTTCCCAAGAACAAAAAGCCGCCGGTGTTGGTCCCGTTTCTGGTACTCTTTCAAAAGTTTCAAAAGCTTCAGGTATACTGAGTGAGATCCCTCTTCTCAGTTCACTTGCTGCCCCACTTTCGTGGGCAACTGAAATTTTGGCCCGATCAGCCAAAGCTCTTGGCTTTTCAAAGCCAATTGTTTTGAATTTACCAGCTCGTGTTTCACGCTCAGGTCTCGCTTATGCAGCGAACTCTGACGGTGCTTCAACAGCCCATCCTTTGGGTCTGGTGAGTACCAATGAGGTCAATGTTTTTTCTGGAGCAGGTGCAACTATGATTGATGAAATGTCCATTGATTTCATTAAACAACAGTTCGCCTACTATCAGACCGTCACTTGGAATTCTTCCAATAGTGCGGGGGACCTTCTTACAACTCTCGGTTCAAGTCCTGTCCTTTACTACTCAAGTTTACCAGTCGGGTATTCTACTACCCCAGTTCAATTTTTGGCTGGGAGTTTTAGATACTGGCGTGGTGGACTAAAGTTCAGGTTCAAACTTGTTAAAACAGAGTTTCACAGCGGCAGAATTGTTGTCTCCTTTGCTCCTTACGCTCAGCAAGAAACAGGTGGCATCACTCCAACTCTTGACCAAACGATTTATCTTCATCGTGAGATTATAGATATTCGTACAGTGTCTGAGTTTGAGATCTGCGTTCCGTACGTAAGTTCTGATTTATATCAGTACACCAACTACCAATACAATCCTGGAAATTTATTTGTTCATGTTTTGGACCCACTCATTGCCCCTTCGAGTGTTTCCAATAGCATAGCAATTTTGATTGAAGTCGCTGGTGCTCCGGACCTGGAGTTTGCCGTACCAATGGGTCAAGATTACGATGTATTCTTACCCGCAACAACCCAGAGTGGATACTCACTCTTCAAATGCGCTGACATGGGATCTGACAGTTCCTCCATAGTGCCATCTTCTGTGGCTATTGGAGAAAAAGTCGAGTCAGTGAGACAACTTTTGAAGAGAGTTCAATTCTCTCTACCAACCAATGGGATTCCCCGTGCTTCTGCCGGTACAAGTCTACAAATTTTTCCGTACACTTTGAATCCCACAATGCAATTTGGAACAAACACTGCGAACATTTATAGAGGAGCTTATCATACTGATATGTTCACCAAATTTTCAATGTGTTATGCATTGTCTTCTGGAGGGGTTCGCATTACAGCGCAACCCTTCGCTCCTTCCACCACGAATCCTGTTTCGTATGTCTTTATGGATGTTCTTCCATCATTGACTACACCTCAGGACACTTCACAATACGTGGTAAATAACGTTCCAAATAACCCGACGTTTATTCCCGTCAACACTTCTGTTGATGGGTTTATAAATGTTCAGGTTCCGAGTTACAATCGTATGGTCGCTAGACCTACGTGTCTCCAGCTTGTCAATACGTACGATGCTACGTATTGGAATGCTCAGCCGACGCTTCTTCAAGGAGCTAACTGGCTACAGCTTACAATCATGGCCCAAGACAATAACTCATCCTCCACCGATACGTATCAGTGGTACCGCTCTGCGGCTGATGATTTTAATCTCAGCATGTGGTGCGGTACTGTCCCTATAATCGGTACAGCCACACACATCCCTTAAATGGGAAAGACTTTAACATGCATTGTTGCAGGTTTGATGTTTTGTGAGCGAGTCCTACCTCCTGCGTGACTGGGAGGATTTGCGCTAGTCTTGTGTGTGGTGTCCTCATCAAAGTTTGAATCTTATGTTCACCCATATCGATGCCCATTTATAAAAATCGGTATGTTTGTGCAGTTCCAAGAGATTCACTCTGAGGACACGTTTTGAGAAGCTACGTTTTGTTCATTAGGTTTCGCCTATTGAACGAGCTTTTGTTCAAAAAAAAAAAAAAAAAAAAAAAGAAAAAATAGTACCTTGTTGAGTTCGGAATATCGTCGGGG